ACTGCTGTGTTGTTGGAACCAGTCATACTTGAACCTGCAAGTGCTTGCCTACCAATTCCTACGTTGCTTGAACCAGTAGTATTTGAGTATAGTGCATTACTTCCTAATGCAGTATTATCTGCACCTGTGGTGTTTGCTGTTAAAGAGCCAGACCCAACTGCTGTGTTGTTAGATGCTGTAGTAATTGCATCTCCTGCATCTGCTCCAATTAATGTGTTCTGTATTCCTGTTGTTACTGTTGCTCCAGCCGCATATCCAATTGCTGTATTGTTAGAATTAGTAGCTGAAGTAAAATTTTGTAAACCAAGTGAACCATAACCCATTGCTGTGCTTCTTGAACCTAATGTGTCTGACTGTAAACTACCAACACCAACTACTGTGTTTCTGTCTGCATCGGTTAATTCGTCACCTGCATCTGCTCCAATAAGTGTATTATAAAGTCCAGATGTTACTGATTCACCAGCACCATGACCAACTGCTGTGTTCTTGTTTAAAAATGAAGTATTTTGAGCAAATAATGCCCTATATCCTATTGCTGTTGAGGCTTGACCCCCAATTTCTGATTCAAGTGATTGATACCCTACAGCTACATTTTCATCACCAGAAGCCAAAGCTGTACCTGCTTCATCTCCAACTAACACATTATAATTACCACCACTTACTATGGCATCTCCTGCGTTGACACCTGCTCTGAAGTTAGATGTTCCTGCTGTGTTTGTAGACATACCATCTGATACAACTGTACCTGTTACGTCAATGCCTGTTGAGGTGGTGGTTAGTTTTTCAATATTGTCATTATATAGTTGAACTGCTCCATCAACATTACAAACAAGCATATTCTCGCCAGTATACTTTTGTAATCTTAATTGGTCATGTGCTCTAAGACGCAAATCTCCAGTTCCAGTATCATCTATATATGAGTTAGAACCATCATGATAAATCTGTAAGTCAGCACTGTCACCTAGCTTAATGATATCATTGTCACCCATGTTAAGGTGTGTAGTTAGAGTAGTCTCACCTGTTACATCAAGAGTACCTGCTATTTGTATGTTTGTGTCAAGTTTAGCACTTGTGACTGCATCGTCAGCTATGTGAGCAGTATCAATACTACCATCTACGTAGTGTTCAGAATCAATTGAATCGTCAGCAATCTTTGTTCCATCTACGATGTCAGCAGCTAAATGTACTCTGTCTATTGACCCATCTACGTATTGGTCACTATCTACAGAGTTAGCTGCCATCTTGGCAAGTGTTACATTTGCATCAGTTATTTTAACAGTTGTTACTGCGTTATCTGCTAGACCTGATGTATCAATCTGTGGTCCTTCACCTGTAGTGCCATCATGTGAGTGTCCAGTTGAACCGTTAAACGCAGTTTGTATAGCATCAAACTCTCCATCAAGGTCTGAAGCATTAATTACGTTACCGTCAGCTATATTGTTTGGTGTATCATTTCTTGTATAGCCTGTTCCCATTTATTATCTCCTAGCGTTAGTAGTATACTGCAGGGTTGCAGCGTCAATAGCAAATACAGCGTCTATTGTATCTCCTATGGTCTCATATAAAATAGACACTGTAAAACCTGAACCTATTGTTTGCAATTCATATATCGCTTTCTGTTTACCCCCATATGAGGATGTTCCATAAACCCCAGCACCATAAGATATAGATGAAGCTGCAAGGTTTGAAAAAAGCAATGAATTAGGTTGAACAGCATTTTGTTGGTCAAAGTCAAATTTAAGAGAGTATCTAATATCTACCTCTCCGTTTACATCTAAGTATGTTATTCCTTTATATATCGTTTTGCGAACATTAGGGTCACCTAACGGTACATAAGGAGTAGCAAACGAAGCCTGTATCTTCTCTCCATCAAAACTATTACCTTGCTCCATGCGATAAACGTAACCATCACTTGCACCAAAGTAAATAAGTTCTGTCCGACCTACGTATTCACTGTCTATTGCGTTAACATTAAAACCACGTAAATCATTAAACGCCATACCATCTTGTAATTGTGTAGCCGCTATAGCTTTTGCTGAAGCGTTAGTATATCCTACGTTATATCCAAATATTCGGTACTGACTCTTTTCACGAATAACTGTACTCATAAAACCATCAGGACTACTAGTAATTAAATCTAGCATTTCATCTTGAATCGTCTTTGATACAGCAGCTAGACTAAAGTCTCCTATTCTATCAGTAGCAGAAAAAAGACGAAGACCATCAGGTCCTAAGAATATAACATCTCCACCAATCTCTTGTATAGTATCTGAAGCAACACAACCTAAATCACGAGATACTGGTTGCATTTGAAAATCAGCTACACTATTACCATTCAGTACGTTTATACTACTTTCGCTAAATATTATTAGCTGCTCACGAAATACAATTAAACCTGTAATTTCATCAGCTACATTAATTATACCACCACCACTAGCAATTGTCAAGTCATTATCTTGATAAGGAGCAGAAAAGACTATCTTTTTTCCATTACCAAACACTAAATGGTTTTTAAAGTTTACTACGAAACTTGCACCTGATACATCAGAAGGTAAAGCAGTTAATTGTTCAAAAGTAGTACCATCAAATCTAAATGGTTTGCCTGTTCCATCAACAAGCATAAGTTTTTCTGTACCATCAAAGTCATACTTTAAAAATCTTACTTTGCCTGTACCACCACCTATTGTAACACCTGCACTACTATAGGTTGCGTTGTCACTTACTTGTGTCCATCCTGAACCTGAAGAGAAGAATAAGTCATCTCCACGACAAGCAAACACTTTGCTGTCATATCGCACTATACCTCTGATAACACCTGTATTCGTTACAGTATTTGTATCAAACTTCTCATATCCTTCTACTCTTCTGTAACCACCGAATATAGAAGGTTCAAAGTTACGCAGTATACGTGCTGAACCGGGTGCTTGAAATCCTTGCTGATAAGGAGAAAGGTTTGTTATCAAGCCACCTTTAAATTCAAATGAATGGGTTTGCCATGCGTCTGCCATTAGATAACAGACCTAGAAAATCCCATCCTACCACCACCTGTGTTCTGTGGTATCATTGTAGAACGTAAGTAATATGTTCTGTTAATTAATACAATACGCATATTCTTTATACCTTCATCAAACTTTTGTTTGGCTACCATTGCGTCTTGTGAATTACCACGGAATAAATAAGCATAATGCATTGCTCCATCTACAACAATATGTTTAAATCTTTCAGGAACAGCAGGAACATCATCATATAAAATTAAATCTACAGGAACACGATAATACTCATATACAACTGTATACGCTTTATCAGGTTCAGGTGTAAGTAAATATTCAAGAGCAGGTCCATGTGCTACCATTTGTGGCACACCACTTCTACCATTAGTATTATATTCTTGGTCTACATATTTATCAAGGTATTCTTCGTAGGCAAGTACACCTAATCTAGTTGTTGCATTTCCTAGTGAACTATCTTCTTTTATACGAAAGCTGTCAAAGTCTACTAGTTTGGCATCATGTGGAAATGCATATCGTGTTACATTCGCTGATAAAACATCTTCTTGTTCTACGTGATTAAAGGGCCAATTAAATTCATGTTGGTTAATATCACGAAGAGATGCATTGATAGCATCTTTTGCTTGAGCATAAAAACCTGTAGCAGTAGCAAAGTTACTTGAGGTAAGTTCTACTTCATTAAGTCTACGGTTTACTTGATTAACTAGTTCTAAATAATTATATGCCATTATTTTTGCCTTATAGCTATTTTAACAGTACGTTCAGCTTGGCTTCCAGTGCTGTCAATAATCCGACAAATAAATGAGTATTCTCTATTTAAAACACCACCACCTAAGTTAATTGTAGCTACTGTATTTGTATTTGTTTGTGCTACATTTTGTATGTTATCTGTTACTGCATTACTTGAAGCTGCAGTTAAAGTTTCACCTGCATCTATCTGAGTCTTGCCAATCTCTGATGTTTGTACAAACCATGTCACAGAAGAAATAGTAGCTGTGTCTAAAAAGCGAGACCAATCCATACTGTAGTCTAGTTGTTCATCAGGGTCTTTAACGGGCCATCTAAATGACATTCATTCTATTCCTTATGCTGCTGCTTTTCGTTCTGCTACAGTAGACTGTCTATCTACATATACTATACGTGGTAATTCTGATTTAACATATACTATTCTAGGCTGTTGCTTTTCTACTGCAACTGTTCTCTTTCTGTCATAAAGAGCTTTAACTGCTTCAAAGTCAAATATTACACCTGTTGCTGTAACAGTATTAACTGTGCCTGTAGCTGATACACCTGTTAATGAATGTGTATTTGAGAAGGTAAAGTTATCATTTACAAAACCTGTAGCACTAACACTACCTAAAACTTCAGTTGGTTTCTCTTCTACTGTGTTTACAAAACCAACAGCTTCAACACCTATGAGTGTTACATTTGCTGTACCTGTTAATGTAAGAGTACCTATTGCACCTGTGGCTGATACACTTCCTAATTTTTCTATAAGATTAACAGTTACACTATTTACAGAACCTGTAGCACTTACACTATCTAATGCTTCAGTCGGTTTCTCTTCTACAGTGTTTACAGAACCTGTAGCACTTACTCCTGTTATCGGAGTATTTATATTTTCTTTTACAGTGTTAACTGTACCTGTAGCTGATACACCTACTACAGTTACTTTAATAAAAACATTTAAAGTTCCTACTGAGCCTGTAGCACTAACACCTGTAGAGATACGTTCTGTAACATCTATTTCAAAACCACCTGCTACAACACTAGCAATAGTACCTGTGGCTGATACACCACTAATACTAGCAGTAAGATTGACTACACCATATTCAGATAGTCCATATAAACCTGAACCATATCGTGCAGACTGTGCTATGATTGCCATAGCCTACTCCTTACGCTATACGTATTACAGCGTTTGATGCGTCAGCGGCAGGAAATTCAATTGTTAAGTCACCAGCAGTAGCGGAAACAGTACCACCAAAATCAATAACAGCAATTGCAGAATTTGAATTTGCTGTATTATAAATGATACATCCATCTGCGGAAACAGTTACGTCACTAAAAACTTCGTCAGTAAAATCAACAATGGCAGTAGAACCATCAAGTGAAATAGTTGCACCGTCAAGTACTTGACCACCAGTGGTATAATTAGTACCTGATGCCTCGTCTGAATTGCCTGTTACGTCAGAATAATTAGTTGTACTAGCATTATATGTACCTGTAGGCGATGCTTTAATAAGAGCAATTTTAAGTGAGTCTGTATCTAAATCGTGAAGACCACCTAGTAGTTCTGTCTTAAAGCTATTACACATTGCAGTCGTGATAGCCATATATTAATCTCCTATAATATCACATGTTGTAAAGGGCAACCCTAAAGCTGCCCTTCACTTACATTAAGTTAAGCTAAAGTGTCTCTGTCTACTTCATTAGCTCCCATGTCACCTAGACCATCAATGTCCATTAATACAGCGAACACACGGATTGCTCCAGTTGTCGGTGCTGTAGTAGTAGCTTGTAATTCAAAGTCTATAGTGTCAGCAGTTGAGCCTATGATAATAGGTGCAGAACCATCTGCTTGAGTTGCATATGTACCAGCAGGAGATGCATCATCATCAATGTCAAAAGCAGCGACAAAGCGAGTTACATCAACACCTGTTACACCAAGATTAGCTGTATTGCCATCGGCAGCAGCATCAACTGTGGTTGTTATTTCAAAACCAGCAGTTAAAATCATAGTGTTTGCAGGTACAGTAATTGCCTGAATTATTTCGTCAGCTTCAAGAGCACTACCTTTTGCTGCTACTGCAGCGGCAATGTCAATTGTATTCTCAACGAAATATGGTTGTCTACCTCTTGCAGAAGAACCTCTTGCAGAAGAGACTAATGTGGATATTGTTCCAGCAGCCATTTCTCAGTTCTCCCTTACGCTAAGTGATAAGCACAAGTAGCGATTGCTTCTGGGCGAAGTATCTTTCTACCGTACAAATGCATACCACGAACAATATCAGCAAAAGAATCAGGGTCTCTATAAGTCTCTGTCTTGTTGATTTGCTCTGCGGTAGCTACTGATGAAGAATGACCAGCAACAATTATACCAAAGTCAGTAGCACTGTTCGCACCTGTATTAGATGGTCCGCTTCCGATTGCTGGTAAATTGTTTGACTGATAAACCTTGAAACCATGTAGGTTGTTTAGGATTAAACCATTCTGTAGTCCAGTTCCACCAAAGTCTGCATCAAATAATCTTGAATCTTCATCCTTTAGTATCTCAATAAATACAGGGTCTAATACTAACCATCTACCATTAGTGTCAACATTTTGTTGGTCTAATAGTCTTGACATTCTAGCAATCACTGTCAATGGGTTTCTATCTCCATTAGCAGGAGCAGCAGTAGTAGCTCCACCTGTTCTTGGTAAGATAGCCACAGCATCTCCAGCAGAACCACCGAAGTCTTCAGCATCAATTTTCATTGAAGATAAGAGTTCGTCAGAACCGGCTGTTGAAACAGCTACACTACCATTAGTAGTTGTATTAGCTGTGTCTGGAGCACCATGTATAGATGATTGCTTATAACCTGACATATAACCAAGTACATCTTGGTCAAATTGGTCGGCTAGTCTATAGGCTGCTCTATCAGATGCTAACTGTTGAAAGTTAACGTGTGAATGAGCTTCCTCAATATCATCCACTTTAAATGCAAAGTAATTAGCTTTGTCAATAGTAAGTGAAAATTCTTCATCGTCAAGGTCTTGAGGAGTTATTGTAGTTCCTCTAGAATATGCCTTAACTGTTATTTCTGGTTCTTTGATAACCTTAACGGAATCGCCCATATTAGCAATCTCACCGAAGTAATCATTATTAGTGATTGCATCAACGATAGATGACTTACGGAACGCAAGTTGCACCTGTTTGCTGTAAATAATAGGACTAAAATTACCGTTAGGAAGATTACCATAACCAGCTGCTGCTGTAAATGCCATTTTTA